AAAGCTTTGACGTAGGTGTATACGATGACACTGGTCAAATTCCGGACGAAATTGGTTTAAAACCAGGAATTGCTTATCACTACAGTCTTTTTGTTTTTGATACTCAAAACGAAGTTTGGGTAAAAGCCGGTAACGCTTTTGCAATTTCTATTAAAGACTACGGAACTTTTGATTATCTATACAACGCCATACCTGGAATTTACAGAACAAATAACTTAAAGGTTATTACAGATACTGGGGCAAATGAAGACCTCGAAGACTTTTTAAGAATTTTTGCTGTTGCTTTAGACTTGTACAAGACTAACGCAGACCTTGTTCGTCAAACATACGATACCTCAGTAGCGTACGCCCCAATCATTCCTGTAATGATGCAACAATTTGGTTTGGCTTTTGAGCCAGAACTTGGATTACAACAGTCACGTATTCTTTTGCGTAACGTTGCTTATATTGACAAATCAAAAGGTAGTTTAGAGGGTATTGAAAATTTTATTAAAGCTTTTACTGGATACGATCAAATAACTACACCAAGCAAAAACATCATGCTTGATTACAATGATTCTTCTTTTGAAGAGTCTGTTGGTCGTTGGGCATCAATTGCTAGAGCAACTCTTGATAGAGTTAACAATGCAGTAGTTGCTCCGTACGTAGAGTCTACATTACCTTCCCTTTTCCCAAACAAAGCTACTGGTGCTCTAAGAGTTACCTGTGGTTCTGGTGGTGACGCAGAGTTTGCTTGCGGACTTAGCGCACCTAAAACACGTGGCATACCTGTAAAAGAAGGTTTTGTTTATACGTTCTCTATTTACTCAAGAGCAGCCTCAACAACAAGAGGCATTTACTTAGATATACGTTGGTTTAATCTATACGGACAAGAACTGTCTCGTGCTGGCGAAACTAACTGGACAAATTCAGCCGGTGGTTGGACTCGTGGTTCAGTGACCGACACGGCGCCCGTTGATTGCTTTTTTATGGTTCCAACAATTCGAATTCAAGGATCTGCAACTAGTGAAGTTCATTACTTTGACGCAGCTCAAGTAGAAGAAAGCTCAATTGGCGTTACAGATTTTGAAGAGGCTAGAGGAATTAACATTACTTTAAAAGCCACAAGAGTCAACGAACTTGAAAACCCTGGGTTTGACACAACAATAACTCCTTGGGTTGTTACCGGCGCAACTGGGACTAGAACAAATACAATTAAAGATACGGATAGAAATAGCGCGTATTCTTTAGCATTAACTTCTACGACAAATGACGTAGTTGAAGTTTCTTATAACAGATTTATGCCTGTGTCTTCAGGATTTTGGTACAGCGCAAGTGGTTACATAAGAACAGGTTTTACAGGAGATAGAGCAGAAGATCGTTTAGGTAACTGGGTTATTTCTTGGTATGACTCTAACCAAACTCTTATTTCTACAAGCACTGATTCCGCTAAAAACTTAACCGAGTTCTATAATGTAACTGAGTACTACAGAACTCAAGGTATTTTGACGGTATATACATCAGAAACAACAAGTCTCGTTGCTGGTCAAGACGTTCGTCTTTTAGACTTTGATGATCCTTCTTTGGATGGAGAATATGAAGTTCAATTTGTTTCTGGAAGGTTCTTTCAAGTGGTTGCAGCGGGACCTGACATTGATTTAACGGAAGTTAATCCAGGAACATATGTTCAAGATTTAAAACTTGATTTTGTTAGAAACTCATATTCTGCGCTTTCCCCAACAAACGCGGCTTACGCCAAAATTAAATTTGTTTGGGATAACCCTCTTAACGGACAAATTATCCATTTAGACAGTTGTATGTTTGAGCGCTCAACAATTGCAAAACCATATTTTGATGGAAGCACAGGATTCAGCTCAACTTCAGACCTTGTGTGGGAGAGTAGCCCCTACGAGTCTAGATCTCACTACTACAAGAACAGAGTTGCTACTCAACTACGCTTAATTGCTCAATTACCTAACTACCTAGTTCACGGAACTCCTTTCGTAATTAGGCTGGCTCAACCCGAGGAGTAGACGCCGGTTAAAAAGTCTGTGTAGTATCCACCGCCTAGGAGGATCACATGGGATCATTTTTAATAGTTGCTGGAAACAAAGAAACTACACGGGTAAACGTAGAAGCCCTTTTAGAAGACTATTTTCGAGGCAATGGCAAGGACTTCAGATTAGTTCTTCCGTTTTACGATAGACCAAGTCAGGGTCAGATATGGGCTCATCAATTAGCCCATGACTTAGGGATACCTAGCTTGGTGGTTGCTCCAGAGAACGCTTTGTTGATTGGACTCAATACGTCCGATTTGCACCATTCGTCGGATCCAATACAGGCTACGGTAGAACTGGCTGGAACCGCTGAAAACGGCTCTGTAGCCTTTTTGCTTTGGACTGAGGAAGACTCGAACACGGTCGCACTACAAACAGCCCTTAAAACGGCTTCTGTGCCCTGCTACGACCTTTGCCTAGGTTTGGTAGAGATATCGGCTGGGAATGCCATTACACCGTCTCTAAACGCCCCAGAAGCCCCAAAGGTGGTTATTGAGGAAGACGACCTAGCCTCTCGCATTGCGGTCAAGGTTGCTGATATCGTCCTCGCCCAGTTAAGGGACTCAGGGGTCATTAAGTGAAAGACATTTCAGCCAAGGCATACGGCTTTTTGGTAGCCATCTACCAGCATGGGTTAAATATCTCAGCTGAGTCCATGATGGATCACTTTGGCGTTGGACGTAGAGCAGCGCTAAGCGGTTTGAAAGAGTTGCGTGAAAACAACTACATAAAAACAAACCTGCTTAGAGTTGAAAACCGAATTGTGACAGCGTCTAAACTAACCAAAAAAGCAGAGCGGTCTATGTTTGGGATTCCACGTTTTGTGGAGTCACATAATGCGACTGCTATTACACGGAATAGGCTAATAAAGCAGAATAATAAATATTCTACTGTTATAAGTAATAAACATTCTTTGGCGGAGCCAAAGGAAGAGTTCAAGACTATGGAAATCGAGGTGAGCGATATGGGATGGGGAGGATTATTTGATTCGACGTCCGATCCGACCGCCGAACTTAAGGAAGAGCTGGTTAAGGACCAGAAAGTTAAAAAGGCTGAGTCAAAGGCGGCCAGCGATAAAAGAAAATCTGACCAGACTAAGGCTAGGCGAGAGCTTCAAGGTGAACGCAAGACTTTTAGAGAGCGTAACCTGATGGAAGATTGGCGAGTGGTTGACGTTTGTTATGAGTTTGCTGATCGCATCGACCAGCACTTCCATATCGAACCTTGGAAAGTAAATCAAAGCCAGTTCTCTGGGGCACTTGCTGGATTACGTAGTCGTCTTGGCACTAACGGCGAACTAGAAGTTGCTGTTATGGATATATTCTTTCGCCAGATAAACATAAAAGATTACAAAGACGCTGAGGTTCTTTGGAGACTTTACATAAGTCGGTTTGCATCCTTGATTGGTGAGGTTAAGATGTCCCAAGTTACTGAGGAGACTCAGAAGGTTGCAGAGGAATCAATGGCTAGAGCGATGAGGGAGTTCGGAAACATTGTTTAACGTAAACGATTTAAAACTTCGTAGAAATACTTGGATTAGGTCTGCAGGTTTGCCGTCTCATTTAATTGGTTGGGAATTATCTGATTGTTTGGAAGTTTCGGAAAACACTTTAAGCATTGTAAAAGGCTGGCTTCATAAGGTTCAGTCAGGAAAAATTATTGATGCTATTGGAGAAAGAACTTGCGGTAAGGGTTTAGCGTTTTACGGAAGTCCAGGTAACGGCAAAACAACTTTAGCAGCTTCAATTATTCAAGAGGCTATGCGTACTTTCTCACAAGACGTTTTTTCTTTAAACGACGCACGCCCCTGCTACTTTATAACTTACGCATCTTTGGTAGATCTAAAGGGTTTAACCATGGAAGAGTACGTAGATGAATCTACTCAAAACCTTTTTGCAGGCATTATGGGAGAGCACAAAGATGAGTACCGAAATATAAAGATTTTGGTTTTAGATGATGTTGGGCGTGAGCATCCAAGTGGAAGCGGATGGAATAAGAATTTATTGCATCACGTATTGAGAAGCCGTTTTAACAGAGGGCTTCCTACCATCGTAACTTCTAATATTTTGCAAGAAAAGTGGCCTGAATGGTACGGTGAAGCCACAGGTAGCTTTACCCATGAAGCATTTGCCAATATTGAACTAAAATCGGAGAAGGGAGACCTCAGACGAATATGATGGAGTCATCAGTGGAGCAGAGCCGACTTATACAGATCTTCTTAAGTCCTGCTGCCAGCCCCGGTCCTTGCATCTTTGAAGTTAGCAGTAATAACGGAAAGTTGTACTGCACCTGTCCAGGTTTTAACGGACGGTCAACTTGCAAGCACACTCGATTTGTAAAAGCTCGTATTGAGTCAAATGGTGGAACTTATCCGTTAGAGATACTAAAGTCCGCCACCCCTACAGACGCAAAGGTAGCCGAGTCTTCTCCAGAAGCATTTAGAGACTTTGTAATTCGTTTTGCAAAGATAGAAGTTTTTTAAATGCAGTTTGGGGATATCAGTAACGATATACCTAAGCGTGTAATTGTTACTACTAACGTTTTTGTTTTGCTGGAGTATGAAAAACTTCCACGCAAATATAAATTATTTAAACAGACGCGCAAAAAAGTTTCTTTTAAAAAAGAAGTCTTAAGCAAGTTGTACTTGTGGGGAATGCAAGTTCCTTACACGATAGAACTAGCCTCATTTGACTTGTCACAAGAAGAACTGCAAAAATTGTTTGATACGTTAGATGAGTACGGAACCAATCCTTTCAGGTATTGCGTTGCTTACACATCTGTGGAAGATTTGGTTAGCCAACTTCCGTATAGACCGGAACTTTTGGGTGTCATAGACATGCCAAGCCGTCTGTTACGGTACGGGCACTGGGGAATGGATATAACGAGGTTATGAATAACGAAAAACGTTTATTAAGTAAGGCGATTGAAAGTCGTGACCTTGTACCTTTATTTGATCGTCAGGTTAATCAATCTTGGTTCTCAGATGAAAACGATAAAAAGATTTGGGTGTTTTTAAGAGAACACCACAGCAGATATGGCGAATGCCCCAGCCTAGAAGTTGTTAAAGAAAATTACCCTTCTTTTGAACTTGCTCCAGTAACTGATTCTATTGATTACATTCTTGATTCGTTAGTTTCTTCGCGTCGCAGAATAACTACTGCCAATATTCTTAGAGACGCTATCGAGAAGTTAGATAGGGAAAACGACCACGAAGCTGCTGTTAGAGTTCTTGAAGCCGGTATTGTCCAAATGGACGATCAAGGTTTTTCTAAAAGCAACGACGTAGATATTACGCAAGAGCCGGAACTAGATAGACGTTGGGAACGGTATCAACGCCGTAAAGAAATACCAGACGGTTTGCTTGGGCTACCTACAGGTTTTCCTACTATTGATAAAGTAACTAACGGTCTTCAACCAGAACAATTGATTGTTATTACCGCTACCCCTAAAACAGGTAAATCAACTGTTGCTATGCAAATTGCCATTAACATCCACGTAAACTCGGATGTAACGCCTATGTTCTATTCGTTTGAGATGAGTAACAGAGAGCAAGAAGATCGTTACGATGCAATGAGAGCAAGAGTTTCACACCAGCGTTTAATCACAGGAACACTTACACCTGACGAAGAACTTAGATATTCTCGCCTAGTTATTGAACGAATGAGAGAAGACAAAAACAAGTTTTGGTTGGTTGATCAATCTTCAGGAGCCACTCTTTCTCAGGTAGCTGCAAAACTACAAACACATCAACCTGGAATTCTTTTTATTGACGGTATGTATTTGATGATTGATGAGCAGACTGGAGAATCTAACACCCCACAAGCTTTAACTAACTTAACTCGTGGATTTAAAAGATTGGCGCAGAAGTACAGTCTTCCTATTGTTATAACTACTCAGTCTCTTGATTGGAAGAAAGGCAAAGGCGGGCGACTAACCGCTAACTCTATTGGTTACTCATCATCTTTCTATCAAGATGCAGACGTTATTTTCGGTCTAGAAAAACCTGAAGATAGTGTTGATGAAACTCGCATTCTTTCCATTCTTGCCAGCCGTAATTCTGGTCCAGGATCTACATTCCTTGCTTGGGGTTGGGACTCTGGAACATTTCGTGAGATGTCAGGTGAAGACCTATGACACCAGAAGAGATGGAAGATTTTTTACATGGTCTCGGTATTGAGACATACGGCGCTCGCGGTTCTGAAGTAAAAGCGCTTTGCCCTGGGCATTTAGATAGAACAGGAAAGCCCGATAACAATCCCTCTTGGTCTATTAATTCTGATACCGGAGCACACAATTGTTTTTCTTGTGGCTTTCGAGGAAGCCTTCAGTATTTAGTTTCTTACATGAATGGCATTCCTATGGAAGAAGCTGGAGAGTGGGTAAAGACAACCACTAGCGATCTTGCTAAACGTTTAGAGCGTGCCCTAGCTCCTAAGAAAGTTGTTGAGAAACCAGAGATTGATATAACAGAAGCAAACTTGGCTGCTTACACCACTCCACCAAAGGAGATATTACTTAGTCGTGGAATAACAACAGACTCCGCAATTAAGTATGGAGTTTTGTACGATTACAGAAAAGACTTATGGATTATTCCAATACGAGATGTTTTTGGAAAATTATTGGGATGGCAAGAAAAAAGTGTTAGGGGAAGATTTTTTAGAAATTACCCAGCAGGCATGCAAAAGAGTAAATCTTTATTTGGGTATCACCAATACACAGGTGGAACCATGGTTGTTGTTGAGTCGCCGTTAGATGTATTAAGGCTAGATTCTGTTGGGGTGTCGGGTGGCGTAGCAACTTTTGGAACCTCAGTTTCCATGGACCAACTTGCGCTTATTAAGGGAGCTAATCGAGTGATTCTTGCTATGGATAATGATGAGGCTGGCAAAGCAACCTCATTAGACCTGGTCAATAAAGCGCGAGACCTGTGGATGGAGTTTTGGCTTTTTGACTATTCTCACGTAGACGTGAAAGATATAGGCGCTATGAGCAAGAACGAGATCCTCCAGGGTCTTGATCGAGCAAAACATTGTTTATACGGAGATAGGAGCTTAGCGTGATTATTGGAATATCTGGGTATGCCCGTAGCGGTAAAGATACGGTTGCTTCTTTTTTAGTAGAAGAGCATGGGTTTAAACGACTTGCGTTTGCAGATCCAATTAAAGAGTTCACATTAAAAATTAACCCAATCATTGAAGGTCAACTTAGGTTACAAGATGTTGTTCAAATGTATGGTTGGGAAGTTGCTAAATCAAAAGAAGAAGTTCGTAGACTTCTACAAGAAACCGGCATGGCCGCTCGCATTATGTTTGGCGAAGACTTCTGGGTCGAGCAAGCATTTGCTGGAGCAGACCCATCAGAAGATTATGTTATTTCTGATGTTAGGTTTCCAAACGAAGCTGATTACATACGAGATTTAGCCGGTGCTGTTTGGCGCATTAATCGTTGGGGGGTTGCTCCAATAAATAAACATGCATCTGAAGTTGCAATGGATATGTACCCGTTTGATTACGTTATTGATAACGATGGTCCGTTAAGCAAACTTCAGTTTATGGCTAAAAAAGGAATAAACTCCTACCTATACAACGGTGCTAACGTCAATCGATGACATTTACGGGGACGCTTTTACCTTATCAACCTGAGGCGGTTGAGAAAATGACTGACCGCCATAAGGTTCTTGTTGCCTATGATCTTGGGCTAGGTAAAACCGTTCTTACTATTGCAGCGGTAGAACAATTGATGGATTCAGGAGAAATAACTGAACCTGGGATGGTCATTTGTTTATCCAGCCTTAAATATCAATGGGCTAATCAAATAGAAAAATTTACTAACGGTACGTCTAAAGCATTAGTCATAGACGGTACCCCAAAGAAACGTCAGGAACAGTACGAATCAGCGTATAACTGGCGTGAAACAAAAGTAGATTATGTAATCATGAACTATGAGCAGGTAGTAAACGATTGGGCATTTGTAAAAAAATTGCCTAGAGGATTTATTGTCTGTGACGAAGCCACCGCTATCAAATCATTTAGATCAAAAAGATCTAAAGCCGTTAAACGAATGTCTAACGCGCCCTTTAAGTTTGCTCTAACTGGTACCCCTATAGAGAACGGAAAACCAGAAGAGTTATTTAGCATCATGCAGTTTGTAGACGATTCCGTTCTAGGAAGGTTTGACATCTTTGACTCAGCATTTATTGTTCGTAATAATTGGGGTGGAGTTCAGCGTTATCGTAATTTGCCTACTCTTCATGAGCGTCTTAAGGAAGCAAGTGTTAGAAAGTCACAAAAAGATCCAGACGTTGCGCCTCACCTACCAGATTCCATACATAATGAACCAATTCTCATCTCGCTCGATAGAAGAGGAGCCAAGCTTTACGAAAAGATAAAAAGCGATTTACTAGATGACTTAGAAGAAGCAACTGCTTTATTTGGTAAAAACTTTAATATCTTTGCTCATTACGGGATGCAAGGGTCTTCTGGAAATACTGCTGAAAATGAGTGGCGCGGAAAGATTATGGCTAAAGTTGGGGCATTGAAGATGCTTTGTTCACACCCAGATTTACTTCGCACTAGTGCCACTAAGTTTTTAACTTCTTCGGGAGAAGGTTCTTCTTACGCTAATAACCTGGTAGAAGGCGGTTATTTAGATGGAGTTGATACCTCTCCTAAACTAAAACTATTAATCCAGTACGCCAAAGACTTTTTGGAACAGGACAGCGAAAACAAATTAGTTGTTTTTGCCACGTATGTAGACATGGTAGATAAAATATCTGAGGCGCTTTCAGAATACGGAGTAAAAACTTACACAGGTAAACTAGATGCTAAAACCAAGGAGGACAACAAAATTGCTTTCAACACTGATCCTGGTATTCGTGTCCTTGTGTCTTCAGACGCTGGTGGTTATGGCGTTGATTTACCGGCTGCTAACCTCCTCATCAATTACGACTTGCCATGGTCATCCGGAGGGGCTACACAACGCAACGGCAGAATCATGCGTGCATCATCAAAATGGCCGAGCATAGTTATTCAAGATCTTTTGGTAGACGGCTCAATCGAAGTTAGACAACACGACATGCTTCAGCATAAGAATGCTGTAGCAAGCGCAGTAATCGATGGAGAGGGCATAAATGAGGCTGGAGGCATAGATTTCACACTTAGTAGCTTGAATAAGTTCCTTTTGAGCAACTATGTGTAATACAATTAAGGCATGCCAAACGCACCTAAGACCCCAACGCGTACTATCCGCGTAGCCGATGACCTGTGGGTCTCAGTCCAAAAAAAGGCCGCCCTTGAAGGCGTAACTGTCACAAGCGTGATTATTAAGGCTCTTGAAGCCTACATAGACAAAAAGGACTAATCGGACATATACAAACCCTATTGGATTTGTCGGTAGGGTCTGTTAGGTTATACCCTCTAACCACTTAACGAGAGGGATCTCAATGACACTAGACAAGAAACAACTGACCAATGAAGCTAAGCAATACAAGTCGCTTAAGGATGAAATAAAGTTCTTAACAGAACGACTTGGTGAAGTTAAAGAACGACTTAATGACGCCGTAAAAGAACTCGGCGAAGTCGATGGTCGCGGTCACATCACACTAGAGCTGGATGATGACATTAAAGTCGTAAATCAACGCAAAGTATCCAAAGTTTTGGATAACGACACAGCAATGAAGATCCTTACAGATAAAAATCTTCTTGATGACTGTGCCCCATTAGTTCGTCAAGTTGATCAAGATGCTGTTATGGCAGCTGTGTATAAAGGTCAACTAACTGAAGACGAAGTTGATTCAATGTTCCCCGCAAAGGTTACCTACGCACTGATCGTATGAGTGAAGATTTAATTGCGGAAACTTTTGGAGACCTTTACTACCCAGGTAGTAAAAGAAAACGCAGAGAACCAAAAGTAGAAGAGCCGGTAGACACCTCGTGGGATAAACACCCACGACCTACTGTGCTTCCCAATGGCAAAGAAATAGATTTGTTCACAATTGGTGCGTTAGCAATAGCCTTAGGGCGACCTGTAATAACAATCAAATTGTGGATGAAAGAGGGTCACCTGCCAACCTCTCCGTATCGATTACCGACGAAAGTCGACAAGAACGGTAAGGATCGGCAAGGAAGACGCCTCTACAGCAGGTCGATGATTGAATCAGCAATCGAGGTATTTACTAAGTTTGGCGTTTTGCACGTGAAGCGTATAGACTGGGAGAAGTACCGAAAGGTTACTGAAGAAATCGCCAAGGCGTGGGAGAAATCTCGTGCCGAGGAAACTGCAAACTGATGAAACAACTGACAAAGGAGAAAAATGGGTATAAACCCAACAGCACCGGATGTTTCGACATACGGTCAAGCAATTGACGAAGCTTCATTAATTGAGGCTCGTCCAACTAACGCAACATCTACCGCCGTTCAAGGCGGATGGGAAGCAGCAGAGAAACTTGTTACAACAACTCTTAAAGAGTTTCCTGTTGAGTACAAGCACTCAAACACTTTCCAACTAATCAAGTTCATTGATCTCAGTGGACCATTTGCTAGCTATCGCCAGCATTTCCTAAAGGATAAAGAGGGTCGCAAGTCCTATGTATGGGACGGAGTCGGCGCTTACGATCCATTGGAAACCATCCTAAAAAGCAAGCCAGAAATTAAGCGTGCTTTTTCTATTGTCAATCTGTCCGCTAAGCCATTCCAACGACAGATGATTATTGCAAGTCCAAGACTTTACAAAACGTTGCATGCTGCAGAGTTTTCGCCACAGGGTCCTTTAACAAAGAACTACTGGGCGTTAAGTCGCACGGGAGAGAAGCAACAAACTGTCTACAACTTGATGGCAGTCAAGGCTCGTGATCTTCAAGAAGATTGGGGTCTGAGTGTTGAGGAAGTCGAAGCTGCAATCGCAGGGTTCCAGCCGTTCACTATCGCCGATATCCGTCAGGATAATTTCGCTGCGCTAGAAGAACTCGCAAAGAGCCTGCTCTAAACAAATAGATGTCTGAAGGCGCTAGACGATCCCCCTAGCGCTTTCAGACCTTAGGGGACACTAAATGAATATAATTACATCTCAAGAACAATTACAGGAGATGGTGGAGTATTACCTTGGACAAGATGCCCTGGCCTTTGATGTTGAGACGGTCGGAGATCGTAGAGGCGACACTCCTGTTAATGAAGTACTTTGGATCTCTTTTGCTACTCATGGTCGGTGCGACGTTATTCCTATGGGTCATCCAAATGGTGAATTACTTGATGTAATTTACCCTTTAACGGGTCAAGGAGAGAAGCGAGTACAAGCAGGATTACAGGCAAGACCAAGCGATTATTCTCGTGACGCAAAAAAATCTACCAAAGTTTTTTCTGATCCACCTAAACAACTTTTTCCATCAGAGGTGTTTGCAGCGTTAAAGCCTCTATTGTTTGATAATAGTAAATTAACTATAGGTCACAATTTAGTGTTTGATCTTACTTCTGTGGCTAAATATTACGGGGGAGAAATACCTCCCGGTCCTTACTTTGACACAATGATTGCTTCATTTCTTTACGACAATAGAAATAAAAATAAGTGCAGTCTTGCTGAGTGCTTAAAACGCGAATTAGGTTTTCATATGGAGAAGGGCGTAGGCGCTGAGGTTGAACGTTACTCTTTTACAGAAGTAGCAAAGTATGCGTATTTAGACGCCAAATACACATTTCTATTGTGGAAGGTTGTTGCACCTAAATTAAAAGAAAGTAATGTAGAAAACATAATGGCTTTGGAAATGGATGTTCTTGCCGTTCTGTGTGACATGAAGTTAACCGGAGCACCTATAGATAGATCAGCGTTAGAAGAACTTGATACCTCTCTAACGGAAGATATTGAGAAAGCCAAAGCAGAAATCTTTAAAGTTGCCGGCAGACAATTTAACATTAATTCAAACGCTGAAAAGCAAACTTTGCTTTACAGTCCAGTATCCCAAGGTGGTAGAGGACTTAAGCAAACTTTGTTAACAAGTACAGGTAACGCATCTGTTTCATCAGAGGCACTAGAGGAGTACCGAGACAAGGACCCTTTAGTTACTGCACTGCTAACTTATGCTGACTTAAACAAGTTGCATAGTACTTATGTTGTTCCCTACTTAGGGGGAAATGTCACAAGAACAACTGGAGGTAAGTCCAAAGTTGAATACAAACAAAGTTTGCTCATTAACAATAGAATCCACTGTAACTTCATACAGCATGGAGCTGAAACCGGACGGTTCTCGAGTCGAGACCCAAACCTCCAAAACGTTCCGGCTCCGCATACCGCTCACGGAAAAGCCATTAGAAACCTTTTCCAAGCACCAACTGGTTACAAATTCATTGTTGCGGATTACTCACAAATCGAGCCTAGGGTCATCGCATCACTATCCAAAGACCCAATCATGCTCGAAAATTACAAATCCGGAGGAGATATTTACACTGCTGTAGGAAACGAGATGGGCGTTGATCGTAAGGCAGGTAAAGTTTTAGTTCTTGCTATGTCTTATGGTGTTGGTCCAGAAAAAATTTCTAGGCAAATTGGTTGTACTAAACAAGAAGCCAGAGATTTATTAGATAGGTTTTCCGATCGTTTCCCTTCAATTAACAGGTACAGAACCAAGGTATTGGTTTCTACTAAAAAACTTGGTGACAAAGATAAACCAGTTCCATATGTAACAACTGTTCTAGGTCGTCGTAGATATCTTCCTGAAATGAACTCATCAGATAAGGGAGAGCGAGCTGGAGCAGAGCGTCAGGCGTTCAACACTAAAATCCAAGGAACGGCTGCAGACGTAATAAAAATGGCTATGGTTCGAGCACACAAGCTCCTACCCACAGGGTCTAAACTTATACTTACAGTTCACGATGAACTTGTGACTTTAGCCCCGGATAACCTGGTCGAACAGTCTGTAGAAGCAATCAGAACCGCTATGGAGGGCATAAATATGCTAGATGTTCCATTGGTAGCAGACATAACTGTAGTTGAGCGCTGGGGTGACGCTAAATAATGTGGCGCAAAAAGAAACGCAAAAAACAAGATACCTTTGTAACCGAAATCCCTATGACCACCTTAGCCAGGTGGTATTTCTATGACGCCGGGTTGGATGAACCTAACAAAATGGCTTCTGTGGTGGGGATGGTCCCAGACAGCATAGAGGGCAGTGAGATGGAAGAAGAAGCCAGCGATCTGAGGATTTCTAGGGTTTTGCCTCTTATCCCCTATATAGAGACCATGACAGAGATAAACGCTAGAAGCTTTGCAGAACTTCAATTTGATCATTATTTTGAGACCCATCAGTTAGACCCTAAACAATTGACTGATGAAAAAGACGTTGTAGAAGAACTTTATAGGCAAGTCAGTTACTCGGCTTTACTGTCGGCTTTTGCGGCTGCGCTAGAGTTAGGTATCATTAGCACCGATACCGTTAAAGGAGACATTCGCACATGAGTAGTTGGTGGGCTAATAAATTAGGGACTCCGCAACCCCAAGCAAGACCAGCAAACCTTCCACCAATGCCTCCTTCTCAACAGCCAATGACTATGGCTCCACCAGCAAGACCGGCTCAACCAAATCTTCCGCAAAGTGCTGTACAAATTTCAGCGTGTCCAGAATGTCGCAGTAAAAATTATGGAAGCTTTGAGGGAGCTCGCGCTCGATGTTATGACTGTGGTTATCCGTTAAAACAAAGTGGTAGCGGTCTTGGAAAAGGAATAAGTGTCCCAAATGCCGGTCCCACACAGGCCGCACTACAAATAGAAACAGGGGGTTGGAACCCCCAAGGGATTATTGGTAAACTGGGGTAATGAAATCTATGGCGCTAAATACGGACCTCTTAAAAGTAGTAGCAAAGTTAAACAAAAAGTTTGGTGATGACACTATTGTCATTGGATCAGACATACGCGACTTATCAGAAAGATTTACTAGCGGATCATTAGCGCTAGATGTTGCTTTAGGCGGAGGATGGCCCGCCAATCAATGGCATGAAATTATTGGAGAAGAGTCCAATGGTAAAACTGCTATTGCTTTCAAAACTATTGCGGCTAATCAAAAACGCGATCCTGAATTTACAACAGTTTGGGTAGCAGCTGAGCAATGGGTTCCATCGTACGCAGAACTATGTGGCGTTGATGTGTCAAGAATTTTTGTCATCGAATCTAACATCATGGAAGAAGTTTATGAAGCGGTTATTCAAATTGTTGAAAGCAAATCTATCGATTGCGTTGTTATCGACTCCCTTCCTGCTCTTGTACCTAGTGCAGAAAATGAAAAAGAAATGGAAGAGTTCACAGTAGGTCGTGGAGCAATCATGACTAATAAGTTCTTTCGTAAAGTAGGTAAGGCATCAAAGAGAAGCCTTGTTGAATCAGAAAGACCGTTTATTGGAATTATGATTAATCAATGGCGTGACAAAGTTGGAGTTATGTACGGAGATCCTCGCACTACTCCAGGAGGCAAAGGTAAGAACTACAGTTACTTTACTCGAGTAGAGATTAAACGTGATGAGTGGATTGAAGTAGGAACTGGTGACGCTAAGCGTCGAGTTGGTCAGACAATCAAGGCTAGAACTTTGAAAAACAAGTCTGCCCCGCCATCTCAGACCGCTTATATGGATTTTTACTTTGCAGAAGGAGGATCTGTCAGTCCTGGGTCCTATGATTTTGCTAAAGAAATTGTTGCTTTAGGTATTCTAAATGGCGTAATTAAACGAGCAGGGGCTTATTACCGCTATGCCGAAAGGCAGTGGCAAGGCTCAGATGCTATGGTTGCCTCCATTAAAGAAGAGATCGACCTAAAAGAAACACTGGAGAAGGACGTTCTTGAAACCGTCAGAGCGAGCTCGAAGTACGTTGTCGAGCCGGAAGACAATGCGGAGTAAAGGACAAAAGGAGTCAAGGAAGCACGAGGAACGACTTGCAAAGAAGATCGGTGGAAAGCGTAATGCTGGAAGCGGAGCATTCTGGAGTCGTAAAGGCGATGTTAGATCCAAAGATTTGCTCGTAGAGCATAAGTGGACTGGCAAAGCCTCCGTATCCATCAAGGCTGCGGTTCTTGAAAAGATTGTCACAGAAGCAATTCTGGACGGTCGAATGCCTGTCCTTGGCTTTCATCTTAACGGTGAAAACTATGTCATGCTGACCGAAGACGACTTTTTAGAGCTGCGCCAATACTTATTGGAGTGCTCTTGTACGAAGACGAAGGCGTAGAAAAGTGGCGATACCAAGCCAAGTGTCGCGGCATGTGCTCAAGTCCCGAGACTGATTACTGGTTTCCCCCCAGAGATAAAACTAAATATAAGCCTATTGCCGATAAAGCCAAGGCGGTTTGCTTTGGCAAGGATGGTAAGGCAGAATGTCCTGTGCGAATAGAGTGCTTACTGTATTCGGACCAAAACGATGAACAACACGGCATATGGGGCGGTCTTAGCCACAGAGAGCGTAATGCTCTTAAGCGTAAGGCGACCAAGAACGGGAAGACACTCGAAGAATGGGTAAAGAAAAAGTAAGACCATCAGGTGCGTTAAAAGCATTTTTGGCGACGGATAAAAGCAGTCGAGTAATTGGTCACGTAGACAGATACTTACTTAGCAGACCTCCTTCAAATAGATCTTCATTAGTTATACATCCGTCTGAGATGGCATCCGCTTCTTGGTGTCACAGAGCTCAATACTTTTGGTTAAAAGGTGAAAAGCCAAAGCACGAACCAGTTGGACTTCGCAGAGCATTGATATTTGCTCAAGGTCACAGTATTCACAAAACTTGGCAAAACTGGTTTCATGAGATGGGCAAATTAAAAGGAAAATGGTTTTGCACCGTATGTAAAAAAGAATATTTTGGTTTACCTTCTGACCACCCAGGTAAATGCAAGTACAACGTTGTTTACGAAGAAGTTCCTTTAAGTTTTGATCCGTTAAGGATTTCCGGTCACGCAGATGGATGGCTTGTCGAATTTGGTGACCCTCTTCTGTTAGAAGTTAAATCTATTGGAGAAGGCAGTATTCGTTGGTATGCACCAGAGATTGGCATGAACAATCCTGACTTTAAAAGCATGTGGGATGCTGTTAAGGC